TGTTTGACTTATAAATGTCTATGTCCTGTATGTTGTTAATAATACAATTAGGTGTTATAAACAATGTATGTCCACCAGGCCTGGTGTGTTGCATTATATCTATTTCCAACCAATCCTTTCCATACTTAGGCACATGAAAGGTTATTCCATCTATATAGCCTTCTTTCTTTCGAGTAATTTCTAACAGTTTATACTCATCGGCGCTTACAAAGACGTAAAAATCAAAAGGATTTACGCACAGTTTCTTAACCTGTGTATATAATGCGTTTATCTGTCCTTGACTATAATTACTGTCTAGCTGATTTGCTATAATCGTTACCATGCCATAATCTCAATAATGTCTCATCTTCTAATTCATCGATCTTTATCTGTTTATTGTTAGACTTTAATACATCTACATTAAATAAACAAAATTTACATTCTTCTCTATATTTATGTGTCTCCAAATCCTCTGGAAATTGCATTCCTCTATTGTAAGAGTAAGTCCATTCAAATGGCATGTTACTCCAAAAGTCTCTTTGTCTCCAATAGTGATAGTTATCTGTTCCTTTCCAAAATGTTTTAAATATCATTTGATCTTCCTGTAAGGCTTCCCAAAAGATATGTTCACATTGATCTCTATTCCAACACATTACACTAGAGTTATAAAATGTTCCCCGAACATCTATAAACTTCCTATCATGTTTATGTTTAGGGTTCTGCCATCTGGAATGTATTATCCTAGGCTTTAATGCTAGTTCATATAAATTTGTTATATCGCTTTGTATGATTACATCTAGATCTAAATAACACCATTTACCTTCAAAGCCTAAAAAGTTATGAGAATTAAATACTAAGAACTTGGCTCTATCCCAACAATAGTTTTCTTTACCAAACCAATACTTAGGATGTAAAGGTTCTATGTCAGGTATATCTCTGGCATCACACTTTAATCCTGTGTCGTCATCTGTATAGCAGGTAAATGTAAAGTCATTATGATAATGTTCCTGTACCATACGATACAAATTATTAACATAATCAGGTGAGTACTTAGTGCCCCACTTGATGCATACAAAATTCATCATATTCTTTCTCAATCTCCGGGTGTCTGTCTAAGCCGTTTAATAAACATATAGGATACTCTGGTCTATATTTTCTTCCTGAATACAGATAAGAGTATACCTCATTATGTGGTAAGTGTTCAAATGTAAAGCCTTCATGGTATAAAAATGTATCGTCTCCATAAGGGTATTGTACAATGTATGTTTCTGGATATTCATTATAATGTTTCCATATATGTGTAGCATCTTTCCATAACATTACACTAGAATTATAATTACTTAATGGAAACCCAGGCTGGTGTGGAAAGTCATGTATATTTAATTGTTCGTCACCTTTATCTTTCCACCATGTGTATACTATAACAGGATTATCCACACAATAATCAAACAAATGATCTATATTCTTTTGTATTCTTATATCTAGATCTAAGTATAATATAGTACCCATATCTTTTAGCTGAAACAATTTTAATTTTTCCATATTACCGTCGGGTTCATGTTCCATATAAATAATCCCGATATCAGGATGTAATCCCTTAGGGTCATCCGTAACGCAAACATAGTTATACTTGCCTTCGGTATGTTCATAGATAGAATTAACAGCATCTGAGCTGTATTTCTCACCATATTTTAATGTTAAAATAGTTTTCATTGTAATCACTTTTATTTATAAATAAGACTATACACGATATTTTAGAGATAGGAATTAATGGCAACCGTTTCAAATGTAGTAATAGATCAAGGCACGACCTTCAGTTTGGAGTTAAATCTAACGAACGATGACGCTAGCGCTAAAGATCTAACTAATTATACAGTAACTTCACAGATGAGAAAGTCTTTTGAAGCCACAACTGCTACAGATTTTACAACGGCAAAAGTTAATGACACAGGTAAAATAACTATATCTTTAACAGCAACAGAAACAGCAGCAGTTAAAGCAGGAAGATATGTTTACGATATTGAGATAGCCTCAAGTCAAGAAACATTAAGAGTTTTAGAGGGAATAGTAACTGTAACACCAAATGTTACAAGAGCATAGGAGATAAAAGATGGCAGTTAATGTAAACGCTACACAGAATCCAGTATCGGTATCCGTATCTACTGGTAGTACTAGAGTCGTTACAACTACCACAACTCAAAGCCAGGTTGCAACTTCAACAACCATTGACAACTTGTCTGGAATAGATACAAGTGCTAAACAAAATGGCTACACTCTAGTATATGATGGCACCAGTGGGAAGTGGGAGGCAGCTCCAGCATCGTCTGTAGCAGCTTCGATTACTTCCATTGATGGTGGTACTTTTTAGAATGATATAAAGCTTTATATTATATAATATTTAAAAGACATTTAACTAGGAGAAAATAAATGGCAACAACAATTCAAATCAAAAGATCTACAGGATCGGCAGCTCCAGCAGCCTCGGACTTAGTAGAAGGTGAATTGGCTTATGCTGAAGATAGATCCGGTTCTGGTGCTTCTGCTAAATTATATGTTTCATCTATAGATTCAGGTGGTAACGAAGCTATCCAAGCAATTGGTGGTAAGTACTACACAGATCTAATTGACGCAGCGACGAACGCTAATACAGCATCAACGCTTGTTAAAAGAGATGGCTCAGGTAACATTATAGTAGGCGCAGTAACAGGAAATCTAACTGGAGACGTAACAGGTAGTATTGCAGGCGCAACAGCTAACATGACAGGTCTAGTTACTTTCGGATCATTAACTGATGGCACAATTACAGCCACAGCATTTGTTGACGAAGATAACATGGCATCTGATAGTGCTACACTTATTCCTACTCAGCAATCAGTTAAAGCCTATGTAGACGCTCAAGCACACATGACAGACGTCGGCATTGCCGGTGACTCTGGTACTGGAGCAATTACAGATGCAGAAACATTCACCCTAACAGGTGGAACAGGTATCACAACAGCGGTATCGGGTAACGCAGTTACTCACACATTGGATAACACAGCAGTATCAGCAGGATCATATGGTTCAGCAAGTACTATTCCTGTTATCACAGTTGACGCTCAAGGTAGACTTACAGCAGTATCAACAGCATCTACAAGTTCAGCATTAACAATTGGAGCCGATAGTGGTTCTGATGATGTTGTAACAGTAGGTACAGATACTCTTAACTTTACAGGTACAGCAAACGAAATCGAAACAACAGTTTCAAATAACACTATAACTATTGGATTACCAGACGATGTTACTATTGGCGGAAACGCTACAGTTTCAGGTAACCTAACAGTATCAGGAACTACAACAACTGTAGACTCCACAACACTATCCGTTGCAGATCCATTGATCTCATTAGCTACAGGCAACAATTCATCTGATGTCGTTGACATTGGTTTGTATGGTTTGTTTGATACTAGTGGTTCAAAAGACTTATACGGCGGTATATTTAGAGACGCTAATGATTCCGGTAAATGGAAAATATTTAAAGACTTAGAATCAGCACCTACAACCACAGTTAATACTAGTGGTACAGGTTATGCTGTAGGTACTTTAGTAGCAAATATAGAATCATCTTCAGCAACTATTACAGGCGGTACTATAACTGGTATCACAGATTTAGTAGTAGCAGATGGTGGTACAGGTGTTGGTTCATTTACAAGTAAAGGTATACTTTACGGTAATGGAACAGGCGTTTTACAAGTCACAGCAGCAGGCTCAGAAGGACAAGTTCTTCAGGCAGGCTCAGGAGGCACTCCAGAATTTGGTGGTGTTGATGGCGGAACCTATTAATATTAAGGGATAATTGAAATGGACGAACAACTACTTAATGAATATATTAATAACTTGGCAAATCAGGTTAATACCTTGACCCAAGAAAACATTTTACTTAAAACTAGACTTAGTCTTTTAGAAAAAAGGGAGCAAGAGAGGTTGGCAGTGGAAGAGAAGAAGGAAGTACAAACTAATCCGGCACCAGAGAGTAGTTACTCTCAACCGCCAGAAGTTAAACCAGAACCACAGCCTGAAAAGCCTGCAGTTCAAGAACCTTCTCCAGAGCCTGAACCTTCTCCTAGACAACAGGTGAAGATGACACGAGGTCCAAGACCAAAAGGATATAATCCTAGAGTTGATGGACCCAGACCTCTAATCCCAGATACTAAAAGCGAGTCACAACAATAACAGAGGAATAATAAATGGCAACAGTTATTAAAATTAAAAAGTCGGAAACAGCTAGTGCTGTTCCTACTACCTCGGATTTAGCAGTTGGAGAAGTAGCCCTTAATACAGCAGACAAGGTTGCTTTTGTAAGAGATTCAAGTGATAGCATAGTTAAATTTGCAAATTACGCAGAGAAAAACTTAGCATTAGAATTTCCTACAGGAGATTATGGTTCAGTAGCATCGGCATTAGCCACAGATGCTTTTGGCCAAACCATTGAAGTCATATATGACTTACAAACCTCAATTCAGTATAGGGTTGCGACAGAAGACTTAGGTTCAGATTCATCAGTATAACAAGGAGACTATAGATGGCAGTTACAGTACAGTTTAGAAGGGGAACAACAGCTCAGAACAATGCGTTCACGGGCTCTGTTGGTGAGCTTTCAATAAACACAACAACCAATACTATTAGGGTCCATGATGGGAGTACAGCAGGCGGGCATGAGCTTATGAAAGCTGATGCCACAAATATTGATGGGAATGTTCCAATAGGAAACATTTCCGGAACAATATCAGCTAGCGCATTGGATGATGGGTCTAGCATAGACGGCGGAACATATTAATTAGGAGACAAAAATGCCAACACAAGTACAATTAAGAAGAGGAACTACTACACAAAATAATTCCTTTACTGGTGCGGTAGGTGAACTTTCCGTAGACACTACGCTAGATACAATCCGAGTACATGATGGTTCAACAGCAGGCGGACATAGACTTGCCAAATATTCAGACATAAGTGCTGGAGATATTACGGCGGTTGTAGCAGGCACAGGACTATCAGGAGGAGCAACTAGCGGAAGTGCTACAGTATCACTTTCCCACTTAGGCTTAGAAAGCCTTTCAGACCCGAATGATGACAGAATTTTATTCTGGGATGATTCAGCAGGCGCTTCAGCGTTTTTAGATATAGGTTCAGGCCTAGCAATATCTGGAACGACATTAGCAGCGTCAACACAAACGAGCTTAGCAGATGCAGATGCAGATACTAAGATTCAACTAGAAGAAAGCAGCGACGAGGATACAATTAGATTCGACGCAGCAGGAACAGAAGTTATGAAGGTAACTTCAACAGGACTATTCCCAAGCGCAGATGATACATTTGCACTAGGGGCAGCTAACTTACAATGGAGTGATGTTTATGTAGGTCCAGGTTCACTATATGTTAATGGACAAAAAGTATTAGAAGATTCCTCAGGTTCAATTGTTGTATCTGCGGACTCTAACCAAAATGTTAGTGTACAAACATCAGGCTCAGGTAATGTCGAATTAGACGCTACAGGAACTGGTCTTGTTGCAGTTAAAAGTACATTACAAATTGAGGACGGTAGTAATATTACTAACTCAGCAGGTAACGGTATTACATTTGGTTCAGGTCTAGTTTCAGACTCACTTACATCAAAATCTACAAATACTAATTTAGTATTAGCTGGTAACGGCTCAGGGATTGTACAAGTAAGTGATGCCTTAACAGTAACAGGAAACCTTACAGTACAAGGAACAACTTCAACAGTAGAATCTACAACTTTAACAGTTGCAGATAAAAACATTACCGTAGCTCAAGGTGCAGCGGACGCAGCAGCAGCCAACGGAGCAGGACTTACAGTAGATGGAGCGTCAGCAACATTAACTTATACTTCTGCAGATGACAGATGGAACTTTAACAAATCCTTAAACGCTACCTTAATTGGTAATGTTACAGGTAATGTTACAGGTAATGTCAGTGGTAGTGCAGGATCTTGTACAGGAAACGCAGCAACTGCTACAACAGCAGCGGCGTTAACTACAGCAAGGACTCTATCATTTACAGGTGATGTAACTGGTACAGGAGACTTTGACGGCTCGGGTAACTTAGCAACAGCATTAACTATTGCAGCAAATAGTGTTGCTTTAGGTACAGATACAACAGGGAATTATATGGCGCAAGTAAGTGGAGGAGATGGTATTACTGTTTCTCACTCACAGGGAGAGGGCTCAACAGCTACAATCACTGGTACAGCAATATATGATTCAAGTGGAACAAAATTAAATTAAGGTAGAGGCAGATGGCTTTAGCAAGTAGAATAGATTTACAGGATTATTGTTTAAGGAGACTTGGACACCCTGTAATTGAAATTAATGTTGACGACGCACAACTCTCAGATCGTTTAGACGATTCTTTGCAGTTTTTTCAAGAGTATCATTTCGATGGAGTCGAAAGAACTTATGTCAAACATGAAGTTACGGGGTCTAAGCTAAAGTTAACTGCTAACCTTGGTGGTAATTTTACTAAGGGAGACATCTTAACAGGTGGAACTTCCGGTGCAACTGCAGAATTTTATCAAACAGATTCTACAGCACAATTTTTAGAATTTGAACAAGTTAAATCAGGAACTTTTGTAGCATCTGAAACCGTAACAGGTAGTATATCAGGAGCCACAGCAACAATAAGCGCTACGGATTTTTATACCAAAGGGGATATTGAAAACGGATATTTTCCAGTAAGTAACAATATCATAGGTATAACCCGGGTCTTTAATTTTGGTGGAGCAGCCACAAACAATACAAAAGATGGACAACTGTTTGATTTAATGTATCAGTTTAGAATGAATGATCTATATAATTTAATGGGAGCAGACATGATATATTATTCAGTCGTGCAAACTCATTTATCAACATTAGAACAACTGTTAGTAGGACAACGACAAATTCGTTGGAATAGAAAAACAGATAGACTTTATGTAGATACAGATTGGGATAAGACATATAATATAGGCGACTTTATAGTGGCTGAGGCTTATGCTATCTTAGATCCTAATACATATACAGAGGTTTATGACGATATGTTCTTAAAGAAATATACAACAGCATTATTTAAAAAACAATGGGGCGATAATCTGAAGAAATTTGCAGGTATTCAAATGCCAGGTGGTGTGACTTTAAACGGAGAAACCATTTACAACGAGGCAGTACAAGAGATACAAGCAATTGAACAGGAGATGCAACTTAAATACGAATTACCTCCTCAATTTATGATAGGTTAACACATGGCCACAAATTTTTATTTCCAAAATGGCGGTGGTATAGGACAAACAGGTGAACAGCGCCTAATAGAAGATCTTATTATCGAAAGTCTTAAAATATACGGACACGATACTTACTACTTGCCTAGAACAATAGTAAACAAAGATGATATCTTTGACGAAGATGCTTTGTCCAGATTTACACAGGCATATCCTTTAGAAATGTACTTAGAAAATGTACAAGGGTTTGAAGGACAGGGAGATATATTCACAAGATTTGGTATGGAAGTTCGAGATCAAGCAACTTTCGTATTAGCAAAAAGACGCTGGGAAGACATGGTTACAAGGCAAGGGCCTGATGTATCTAGAAAAGCTAGACCAGTGGAAGGTGACTTAATATATTTTGATAGAACAAAATCCTTATTTG